GGCCTGCCCGTGCCATGTCGTTCAGATCGCCATAGCCTTTCGCGTAGGCGTCCTTGCCAAGTGAATGGTTGATGGCGACGCGTAACTGAGGCAGCGAGATGTCGCCCTCTGCCGGCTTCGTTCCCGCCGCCCCCATCGCGTCCTGAATAACCTTGCCATTTGCATAGTGCCGGTTCAGTTGCCGGTACTGCGTCTGGTCGTCCGGCGACATACCCGATTCCATCTGCTGGCGCAGGGTGTCCTTAAACTGCAGCAGCGTGGTCTGGGTCGTTCCACTCGCACCCCGTATAGCGTCGTTCAGGTCACTGATGAGACTTTGGAAAGCGCGGCCCGGGACGATAGGGTTTCCGTTGGCGTCAACGGTTATCATGCGGTTTAGCTGGCCAAGCCTCGCCTGGATTTCCTGCGCCGCATCCGTCTTCATATTTTGCAGCGATGCCTTGATCTGGCCCAGCGTCTGCGCGAAGGGCGCGTCGATCGGCATGTTGTTGTTTGATACAAGTGTGTCGATCTGCGTACCCAGGCCGTCCATGTGCTTGTTGAGCACTGTCGGGTCGAGCGTTTCGGAATCAAGCCCAGCCTTGCTCGCTACTGCCTTGTTTACCGCGCGCTGCTGTGTTGCCACGTCCTCCGCAATCCCACCCGCAGAGCCTGGCGTCTGGCCAAGCATCTGTTCGGTTTTTATCAGCGGCTTGCTGCCGGTCCGTTCGCCAGCCGACAGTGGGACGCCCTCGGTATCCAGCGCTTCAACCAACCGCTGCCGCGCTGGCGTCGTGACCGTACGGCCAGGCGAGACAACATTAGTTGCCACCTTGCCGCCCACCACATTACCAGCCAATTCGGTCGCGTCCTTTGCCCAGTCTGGCACGAACCGGCTCGCCACATCCCCCGTCACCGCGCCACCCGCGCCAACCAGCGCTGGACCGACGCCAGCACCTAGCGTGCCGGCGGCAGTGGTAGCAGCAGCAGTCTTGCGCGCGATTTGTTCAGCCGTCGTGTTGGCCGGCACGTCAGCCGGATTGGCGCCCGGTAGAGCGGAGATAATGCGCGTGCCAGGTTGCGGCACGGGATCGCCGGACAGAGTCTTGCGATCCTCTTCGGAAAATCGATCATAGCCGAACACTGGTGCCAGCGCGTCGTGCAGGAACATGGCGGCAGTCTCGACCGGCTTGCCGATGATGTTGCCGAACGGATCGGACAGGGTGTTAAGAGCCGCCGCGTCACCTTCCAGAACCCCAGCGGCTGTGTTTCGGACCATGCCGCCGCGCGCAGTTGTCCCTGTCTGCTTCTCATCCGATGCCTTCGGTAGATCGGTCGGAACGAGAGGTCGAACAACCGGATCATCTAACCATGGCTTATCCTCGGACATTATTGCTTCCCCGACTTAATTTTCAGATGGCCTTCCTCGTCATAATACCTCCCCCCATCGGGGACTTTGGCATAGTCTGCCTTGTCACGAACAATCACCCCATCCTTGCCGACAGAACGCAGTTCCGCATCCTGCCGAGTCAAAACGGCAAGCTTGATTTCTCCCAGCCTGGTTGCGAGCGCTTGCGGGGTGGCAAATACCCCGCGCAGCGACTGCGGAGACACCAGATCCTCGCCCATCAGCTTGATCTCGGCAGGCTGCAGTACCCCGGTATTGTAATACTGCGGACTCCGCAGGACGGTTTTCATCCGATCAAATGCGCCAAGCAGTTGCTGTGTCTTCGGGTCGGTCGGGTTGGCGAAATAAGCATCCCAGCCACCGCCACCGGTGGCTTCGAAGACATCGGTGTAATGATCGATGGCAGAGGTAATGACCTTGGCATCGGTATCCGCCTTGCGAACCTCGTCCAGCCCCTGCGGTGTCGGCGCCGGCAGGAAGGTGGGCCGTTGTATGTTGCGGTTTGGCGCAGGATACCGCGATATGTCATTCTCGATGACGTTGCCATTCGGCGCGATCGTCCACTTTTGCCTGACGTAGGCGTCCGCGTATTGCTGGCTTGAAGGGTCTTCGGTGCGAAGGGTGTAGTCGTCCCGGCTGTTCTGAGTGGACCCCTGTTCGGCCTGCTTCTTCTGCAATGCCAGCCGCTCAGTATCGCGCTGAGCCGCCTCCTGCTCCCTCTGGCTGGTAATCTGCGCCAACCGCTGCGTTTCCGCCGCCCGCGTATCGGCAAGCGCCTTTTCTTGCTGCGCCTGCGCGTCGTTCTGCGCCTGCCTGTTCGCTGACCGGATAGACTGGTTCGCCGTCACGTTGCTGGCCGCGAGTTGCTGGTAGTGCGCGGTGATCGCCGTCACTGCGGCCGGCGTTAGTCCCTGCCGGCTTAGGTCGTTCTTGGCCGCCGCCTCCTGCTGCGCCGTCAGGCCAGACGGCTTCAGGTCCAGCAACGGCTCCAGCGGCACCTGGGGCGCTACAGGCGCTGGCGCTGGTGTCGGCGCCGCCTGTGGCTGTGCTGGCTGGCCTGGCTGTGCGGGAGTTGGGGCCTGGGCGGATGGTGGCGGGGCAAGCCCGTTCTGTGGGACTGGCGTGTTGGCCAGTGACTGCGGCGTCACGACGGGCGATCCAGGGCCTATGCTGGGCAGCGCCCGAGGCCCCATCAGATCGCCGCCAGGCGTCGCTGTGGGCCCTGGTGGCGCTACCGGGCCTGCACCAGGTCCGGCCGTGTCGGTCCCGCCTGTGCGCGCAGCAACGCCTCCCGTTGGCGCTGTGCTGGCAGTCGTGGCGCCCCCGCCGATCTGTTGTTGCAGTTGCAGCGCGGTGGCCGAGCGCCGCTGCATCTCCCCCTGTGTGTCCTTCGGCCGCAGGAAATACTGCGAGAACGCAGCCGCTTTGGCGGCCGGCCCCTTCGCCTCCGCGACCTTCGCGGCAGCATCAGCCTCAGAGCCGTTCCACTCCGACATCAGGAAGTCGAGTTGCTCATCGAGAGGAGCGCCGTCAGGCGGATGGCCGGTCTTGTCGATGTATGCCTGGAGGCGCGGCCCCGTCCACATGAAGATGCCGGCGGCATTGCCCTTGTCGCCCCGTCCGGTGCGAGGATTGGCAACGCTTTCGTGCAACGCATTGGCTGCCGCTCCCGTTGCCGTGTCTGGGTCCATGCCGCGCTTGATTAACCCGTCGCGGACGGCGGTGGCGTTGTTGAAGGCGGCCGGTTCGATCGTTCCTGATGGTGCTGTCGCCACGCTGCCAGCCGGCGCCGCCCCTGTCGTGCCAGTCCCCGTCCCGGTGCTACCGATGCCCAGCGCCCCGAGCGCGCCCTGTGCCGCCGAGCGGCCAGCGCCATACTCGTACTGCTTCTCGCTCGACACGCCCTGCGCCGCCAGCATCCGCAGCGTGCTCTCGTCGGGCAGCGTCGGTGGCGCGTACTTGGCAAGGTTCTGCGACTGCAGCATCCCCACCCCGCGCGAATACAGATCTGCCCGCTTGCCCAGGTCCGGTTCGTTCAGCAACGCCGCCGACAGCCGCGCCACTTGCTCGTGGTCAGCCGCGGTCAGATCCATCTGCTGGCCCTGCAGGTGCAACTGGTTGCTCTGATACGCCTGCCCCGCGTTCGCCACTTTGGCGGCATCGAATAGCGCGTTCTGATCAGGGAACGGGGAGGTGACGTTGGCAGAGAAAAATCCGGACATTGGATCAGTAGCCCTGTGTTCGCGGCGGCTGCGCGACAAAGCCGCCAGTGTATTCCTGGCCTACCTGCAGGCTAGGCGCGAAGCCGGTCATTTGCGGAGCACCGCTACCGCCACCGCCCCCGATGGCATTCTGAAACGCCGTGTTGCTCATCAGTTGGTTGGCGCCCGTGCTGACGCCCTTCGCCATATTGCCGTAGATACTAGCGTCCATACTCGCCTGGCCGGTATCGACGTTCGCGATGTTCGCAGCACCTCCGGTCGCCGCGTTGGCAATGCCGCCGGCCGCCGTCAGGCCGCTCCCGCTGAGCTGCTGTAGTCGGTTCCAGTAGTTGCCGAAATCGGTCGCCGCCAACCCGCTGCCGAACGTCTGCTCCGCCTTCAGCGCCGCGCCCGAGCGCAGCAGCCCGTTTGCCGCAGCACCGGCGTCCACCGCACGTAATCCCTCGCCGAGCTGCCAGGTATATCCAGGCGAACTCTGGAACTTCGCCATCGCTGCGTCAGCCGCAGGCTGCCCGTTCAGTCCCAGCAGATCGGCCTGATCGGCGTTCGCCGGCTGCCCCGAGGTGGCCCATGGCGATAGCTGGTTGGTGGCAGTCGTGACGCCCTGATTGAGCGCATCCCTGGCCTGCGACGCCCCTTTGTCGACGGCGTTCTTCTGCATGATGCCGCCGGCAATGCCTGCGACAGCAGACACACCAGCTCCGATCGCAGCGACAGAGAAGGGCACCTCAGTTCTCCTAAATGCAGGGTATGTTCCTCGGCCACCGCAGGCCCGTCCGCCTCCGTGTGTGGCTACCGCGCGCTCTTCGGCATGGTGCGTCGCGCATCGCGGCTCAGTTGCTCAGCCTTGGAGGCGTGTGCAGCGGCGGCCTTGGCGTGGTCGCGAGCCATCGCGGAATGTCCGATTGCAGTGTTCGGCCGAGGCGCGATCCGCGTGGTGGTGCTGGAACTAGCGGGCGGTGGTGTGCGGGCCATGACGGCCTCCCCTGTGGCGCCGCGGACTATGACGCCTTTCGCACAGTGTCGCACAGCAGAAATCGCAGATATTCCGTGTCCGTGCCGTTGCGCTAATAGGACGCGAAACAGGAGGATGCCATGACCGACGAGTCCCGCACGAAGCCGCAAGTCGTCGAGACAATATCGAGCCTCGAAGGGGGGATTTCAGCGCTGGCAAGTGCGCACGCCCCGTTCTTGTATTTTGAGCAGGCCTCCGCGATCGGGTGCCTGACTGGAATCATTCGCGTCACGCTCGAGGCTTCACGCGACGTGCCCATGCCTCAGGACGGTGTGGCAAACGACCGCGTGATTGTCGCCCATCTCCGTATGAACATCCCCGCGGCGCACTCACTGAAGGCAGCACTTGACGCCGCGCTACTGTTGGCTACCCGGGCAGCCGGGACGCCCGATGAGTCTGGAGCTGCGCCGAAGCCCAACTGAAGCGCGTTGATGTCTCAATCGGCACCGTAAGTGCTGTGCAGCGAGAGCACAGCGCGGAAACTGCACAAGCCGATGAAATGCCGTCTCCGTGGCAGCGAAAGCTGCGCGAGACACGCTCGAACAGCCTAACAGTGGGAAGCGTGTTGGCAATGTCGGTGCTGCGGCCTGCCGATGGCGTCGCTCTGAGCGACGTCATCCCTTTCGCACTCACGCAGCCGATGCAAACCGATCGTTCGGTCAGGTATACTTGACCGAATTTCTCTTTCCTGTGGGCGTCCGATGGGGTCCGCAATCTGGAGGGCATCTTTCTCGTCATCATCAAGGCGTGCGCCGGGTTGGAACGAAACTCGGCCCTCTGATGACGCTGACGTTGGGTTGCCAGGAATACCCTCCGCAATCTGGAGGGTATCTCTCGCGTGCGATGGTCATTGATTGCTGGCCGCCAAGGGTGTCGGTAGTAGCGACCCCCTTTTCGTTATCGTCCAGCCTGGCAGCCGTGGCCTTGGCGGTCGTCAGGCCGTGCGCCACGACGTCGCGTAGCCGTCGCCGGCGGCCGCCCGCTCAAAAGCTCGATCCCAGTGATCGACCGGTGGTTGTGCCTTGGGCTTCTCCGGCTGCATCTCGCGCCAGGCCACCGCGAGATAGCGAAACGCATCACTACCGTGACTCGCCCAGTTATGTTTCGGCCGAACGTCGAACGCCTTGGTCCGTTCGTCGAAGTCTGCGTGATAGGCACGCAGCGCCTCGAGCCCGTCGCGGCAGCGCTCGGCATCGAACCAGCACGAGGCGATCGTCACCCGCGCCGCGTTGATGCCATCCGGCACGCTGAGGTTCCGCACGATCCGCGGATGCCGACCGGTCAACGCTTTCAACGTCTCGAAACGACTGCGTCCGGTGCCCATTTCACGAGCCATGCCGTCATGAGGCAGCCAGTCGGTGCCGTAGTTGTAACCCTTGTCCTCCAAAACGGCGGCATAATGTGCAAGGCCTTTGCCGGACGCCTCGTAGTAGTCGACGACCCGGACTTCCTTTCCTAGGAGTTGGAAAAACCAGATGGCGGTTGAGTCGCCGATGCCGAGGTCAAAAGCGGTGTGAACGGGCAGTTCAGGATCGACCGGCACGTCGCCGATACGCCCGGCGTTCTCTGCCTCGGCGATCTCCGTGGCGTAATAAGCACCCAAAACCGCTGCATCGAATGAACACTCGAACTCGGCGCTATACTGCTCGGGAGTCAGTGTGGCGCGGGCGCTTTCCAGCTCGGCGTTGGGCAGGAGCCCGGTCTGGGATGCCCGCAGCTCCAGCGCAAACCACTCGGCCGGATGGCGCTTGGCGTAGTCATAGACGTCGTAGAACGCGTTGCGCCCCTTCGGTGTGCCAATGAACACCGCTGTGCCGCCGCGATCGGTCAGCGCCGGACGGATGACCTGTGACCACGCCTGTGGATACTGGTCGGCGTATTCGTCCATCACGACGGAGTCGAAATATAAGCCGCGCATCCGGTCATAGTTATCGGAGCCGTACAATCGGACACGCGCGCCGTTGGGGAGAATGACGCTCAGGTCGCTCTCCCGCACATCGATTTGCGGGATCTGCTGTGTGTAGCGCTTCATATAACCCCAGACCACGTCCTTGGCCTGGGTGAATGTCGGTGCGACATAAGCGAAACGACCGTCTGGTTTCTTGCAGCGCAGGGCCGCATCGATCAGGTCCATAGCGCACGCTAAACTTTTGCCAGCTCTCCTATGAGCCACGATGCAAGCCCAGCGTTGCGTGCGCGCGTGAAATGCCTCGAACTGAGGGCGTGGTCGGTAGCCCAGATCAAGATGCATCGCCGTCGGCTCTGCTGCTGTCGCTGCTGCGGCGGATGCCGGTTTCGATCGTCAGGCTGATCGCACCGCCGCCATCGCCGACGTGCTGGACTTTGTCGCCGTAAATTTTCGGCCCCAACTTTGACGCGTACCATCTCAACGCGTCGTACTTAACGCGCACGGCCTGCGCGGTCTCGGACGTGGCAGTCATTGCCACTGCGACAGCAGCTTCGGCCATGGTGTCGCTGCAGTCTTCCCGGGCACGCGCAAACATCGCACTGAACGCTGGATGGTCGCGGCGCCAGGCGTTGACCGTGCTGCGGTTTGGCATGCCCTCGTCGCTGCATATGCGTTTCAGCGACTCACCCTCGGCAAGGCGCGTGCAGATCTCGAGCGCAAGCTCGTCGCTGTAGGAGCTCGGATATGCCACGGCTGGCGGCTATGCGCGGGGCTCAGTTCGCGTGACCAGCGGGCGGTATGTCTGCGTCAGTGCATTGAGCGGCGATCGCCCAAATTGCATCGCGCGTTCCTTGCCGAACCGCATCATAAAACGCACCGTCGGTGTCTGGCGCGGTGAGCAATCTGACGAGGGCACGTTCGACACCGGCGATGATGTCGGCGTGGTCGATAGCGTCTGGTGATGGCATGGGGCAGCTCCTAGTGCCGACCGGCGGGCGCGGATACTGCGGCGATTAGCGTGCTGGCGGCAACCACGGCGACCCCCTCCCGTCGTGGAGATCGCGCCTGAGACACCGCTCGCACAGCGGATGCTCCGGCGTCATGGCTCCCTCCAGTGGGATGTCGCAGTCGAGGCACTTCAGCATGGCAGTTCTCCCTCCTCTTCGGCCCTCTGGAGTGCGGCCTCGCCGGCTTGGCGGTAACTGTCGGCGATCTCGGCCTCGGTCATGAAGCCGATGAAGTCGCCGTTCTCGTCGACGGAGTAGTGCGCCCCGACGGTGGGCCAGCAGGCCTCGCAGAACGGGAAGCGTGGCGGCCCCTCGTCTGCCACCGGATGTTCGCCGCAACGCTGGCATAGCTCGGTCATCGGGTTCCTCCTGTCGCTGGGGTGTTGGCCGTCGCGCGCGCGTACGTGACGGGGTTCGAGGCCTAGGCCACGGCGGGCCGCACCGTCTGACCCTCCTGGCTCGTGTGGAGGTTCTCAACCACCGGTTGCCTTGCGCGGTGGCGCGGTTTGAACTTGAGGTGCCCACGTGTCGCTGGCGGGCTTGCGCGGCAAGGCGCGCGCTTGAGGCGCGCTGCCGTGCACCTTGCCCGCTGCGGCACGCCCGAGACTGCGCGGTCTTTTGCGTAGTGAGTGCGCAGTGTTTGCACGGTCATGGAGGGTGCGCAGTTGCGCAGTGGACTATGGGGTCCCCATTCACTGCGCAGCGCAGTCAGTGCGCAGTGTTTGCGCAGTTGCGAGGGTTCACGCACGGGCTGCTTCCCAGCGGGTTCCGCCACCCAGCGCGGCCAGGATGGAGGCGACCTTGGTCGGGTTTGGCATTACCGTCTGGACGGGATGACGGCTCTCGCCCTTGACCTCCTCGCCTGGGATCAGCGTATCGGACTGCAACCAATCCGCGAGTATCTTTTTAGCCTGGACCTCGGTTCGTCCGGCATTCATCAGCGGCTTGCCGGCCCACGGGATGGAGGCGCGTTGGTTTTTGGCGTGAGGTTGGGCGGCGAGCGCGTCGAACACGGCGCGCATCCTGTCGTGGTCCATGCCCTCGTAAGCGGCGGGCGGGGTCCAGCGCTCGATGGCGCCGACGCTGTCGCCGGTTGTGTAGATACCGCCTGGGTTGCCCAGATCGATGCTTTGCTTGTGAAACCAGATGCGTTCGGCGACCGGCGGGGCGTAGTTTTCGGTGGTGCCGGCGACCCAGAGGTATCGCCACGCCTCGGCGGCGGGGAGGTCGAAGCCGATGGCGGTGGGTCCGTCCATTCCCTGGATAATTCGGCAGGACCGGAAGTTGGCGCGCAGGCTGGTGGCGCCCATGAGGTCATCGATGGAGCCGGTGGAGCCTTTGCGCAGGTGGTGCAGGACCAAGACGGCGAGGATGCCGCGGTGGGCAATGGTGGTGACTTCCTGGGCAACGGCTGCGATGGCGACGTTGTTATTGCCGTCATCCATCGCGTGAGCGCTGTTAAACGGGTCGATGATCAGCAGGACGAAGCCGTGCGCCTTCAGGAAGTGGACGATGCGGGCGGTGTCGGGGAAGTTCAGGCCGTCTTTCGTCCGCTCGGCCAGGGTGACACGGCCGTTCGGCTTGTGCAGGAAGGCGACGCTTTTCATCATGGTCATGTAGTCGAGTTCATAGAGCAGGCAGGCGGCGGCGAAGCGGCGTTCCCATTCCTCCTGATCGTCCTCATAGGTGATGATGGCGACCGGGCCGGTGCGCCAGACTTTCTCGCCGAGTAGCGGCCGGCCAGAGATCATGGCCAGCGCCATTACGGTGGCGATCATGCCCTTGCCGGCGCCGTCGACCGCGCCGATGACGGCGGCGGAGCCGAACAGCAGGAACCGGCCGTATGCCCATCGACGTGGCGGGATGGCGCTGACCTGACGGATGGTGGCCCAGGCGAGCTGGGCATCGCCTGGCGGCGGCTCATCCGCGTCCGGTGATGTGAACTCCTCCGCCTCGCCGGCGAGCCGCATCAGCTCCTCGATCGTGCCGTTGTTATCGAGCCAGTCCGACACGTCGCCCTTTTCCGGCAGTCCCGGCAGCGACAGCACTTTGACCGACGCAGCAATGCCAATCAGCGATCGTGCCACCGCGGCTGCGTGGTCGCGTCCGGCCTGGTCGTTGTCGGCCAGCACGACAACATGCTTGTCGCGGAATTGCTCGGCATATTCAGGGCGCCACTTGCCCGCGCCACCGATGTTGCAAGTCGCGACCTGACCTTCATCATGCAGCCGATCAACGTCCTTTTCGCCTTCGGGTATCAACACGGGCACATCGCCGGAGGCGCGTAGGCCGGGCAGCCGGTACAGCAGGCAATCGTGGTCGGGGATGTGCTTGACCGAGTACTTCCAGCCGCTGCGGCTGCTGGGGTCCGGTGCACGCTGCAGGAAGCGCGGCTGGCCGGTGAGCGTGCGGATGACTTGCAGCACCAGATCGCCGCCGGCGTCGCGATAGTCGTAGGTGGTCCCGATGTTCTCCCACGGCGGCACCTGGTCTCCGCCCGGAGTCGGTTTCGGCCTGGCGGTCTCTCGTGGGGGCAGCGGGGCACCGTGCCGCGCCAGCCGCCACATCTCGACATAGCCGCCACCATCGCCGGACTCGTGATCGAAGAATGTGTTGGCGGACGGCTTCACCGACTTCGAGCCATTGGTGCCCCAGCGCACCTCATCATGCCTCCGGTCGGTCGGTTGTCCCCATAGTTCGGTCGCCAGTTCCACGATGGTTGGCCATGACGGATCGGGCACGAAGTTGCTGTGCGCGCTCATGACAGCACCTGGTCGCGCAAGATGGCTTTGGTCCAATTTCCGCCGCGGCGGACGAGGTAATAGCTGCGCCCTTCTCCTTGGTATCTCTGGTCCTGAGCGACCCACAGTTCGTCGCTGGCGTCATAGACCCAGCCATCCTGGCCAAAGCACTCGTCCATCAGCTCGGCCATGCCGGCATCGGTGTGTAGCCGCGTGCCGAGCTCCTTTAGTTGCCGATCCGTCCATGCGCGAGGCTCGGTCATCGGCGTTCCCCCTGTTGTTGTTGTTCGCCGCTCATCGATCGCGCTCCCACCAGTCCGGCGCATGCGGCGGTGCCACGGCTGGCCTGGTGCGTTGCTGGCTCGGCAGTGCGAGCGGAGCTGGCTCGCTACGACCCTCGATCAGCGGCTGCAGCAATTCCGGTGAGTGTGCGGCGATCGCCGTGAGACATGCTTCGTTGAACATCGAAGCGGGGCGGCCACTGTCCCAAGAGACGAGGTCGCTCCACTCGGTTGTGTTGTCCGGCAGTTGCCGCCGCTGTTTCGGCGGCGCGGCCCAGGGCTTGCCGGCCCGCGTGAGCCACAACGTGCAGCCGGCGAGCGTCAGCTCGAGCACCGGAAATCTTGCGCTGAAGTAACAAATCGGACGCCCGCTGCGGATCGGTGTCAGCTTGATGACGACGCAGCCCACCCAGGGATTAGGCCGTGCGCTGCCGGCGCTCATGCCGCACCCCCTCGCCGCCCCAGCAGCACCGCTGCGAATGTGCAGGCCGCTGCGTCCGGTGCATCGGTGGGACACCCATCCAGGTCGCGCCTGACGTCACCGCGCGCCAGGGCCTCGAGATAAGCCCTCCGGCGGGTCCAGTCCGCGAGGAAGCGGCTGACCATCCCCGCCTCGAATTCGCCGGCCAGCAGGGCGATCAGCACAGCGCCTACGCCGATGGCGAGCGGTGGTGGGGCGTCGTTGAACACCGCTGGTGCGAGCTCGCGCAGCATTGCTTCGAGTGCGGCCGGCGCGGCGTGCCACTCGGCTTCGCGCGCTCTATTCCATGCGAGCGTTTCAGCATCGGCTGGGACGTGCCGATGATGCGCGTTGTCGACGTGGTGCTCCTGGCCGACACCGAGTTGCTCCAGCCGCTCAGTGGTCAGGCGATCGAGCGGGCGCGATAGCGTTAGGGTGGTGGTGGGGCGGTTTGCGATGCTCATCGCGGCACCGAATGAAGCTGGCGCGGCGGGAAGCGATCGCCACCGGCAGCGCGGAGTAGGCGAGGCGACAGGCGCTGCTCGTACTCGGTAAGAAGGTTGATAATACATGCCATTCCGCCGATCCGGTGATCGACTTCGGCGAGCAGCTCGGCCGTCGCTCGAGGGCCTAACCGGTGTAGATGCTCACATCCACGTTGCAGACGGAGCCTGGTAAAAGCGTCGAGGTGAACCACAGCTGAAGGTCCTTCAGCCCCGCTCCGCGCTTGCACCGTGTGGCCCGACAACGTATTTCGCTCGTGGTGCCGCTCGAAATTGTCGCTGCCGCCCTGGTGCTCGCCCTCGCGCGTCGCTGGGGCGGTTGCACGTTGAGGGTCAGGCAGCGCGATCGGTGCCGAACTGTGCGGGCGGTAGGCTGGCCATGTGTTGGCGAATGCTGCTCATCAACACGATTGTCGACGCACCGCGCTTCACAGCCTGCAACTTGCCTGCCGCTAGAAGGCGATAGACAGTGTTGCGGCTCTCGCCGATCAGTCGGCCCGCCTCAACAGGTTTTACCCCCAGGCGCTCATCCGTGCCGCCACCTTTCAGGCGCCGGCGATCCTCGGCCGTCATTCCCATAGCTGGATGATCCTCCGGTATCCACGCCGTTCCTTGGCGTGCCGGGGCAACCAAATAGAGGAACGGACTCAGGGCTATCAAAGGACTTAAAGTGGCCGACTAAATGTCCGGCCTCATTAGGGTTTCGATCTGGAGTTCATATTCTTTTTTCAGCCGCCGCAGCCTGGTCGCGAAGGTATCTTCGGATGGCTGCCCGTATCGGCCAGGGTGTTCTTGGAGAAGCCGACGAGCCAGCGACAGCATGGACCCATGGTGACGCCGGATCTCTCCAAGCAACTCATCGTCCTGTTCTGGGGTGGTTGATCCTGGTGGTCGAACGGCTGGCCGTTCGAGAACCTTGGCAAAAAGGAGTCGGGCATCCTTCTCCCCCAGCCACAACTTCGCACGGTCAAAAAAATCTCGTAGCCAGGCCTCTAGCTCGGACTTGTCCGGCGCGGGCGGGAAAAATTGATTGCGGCGAGGCGGCCCCGGTTTCCTCGGCATTGTGCCGGGGCCCTCGCTACGCTGCCTCGGTCCGTAGCAACAGGTTCCTCACCGTCTGGGCTTCCCAGACACCTCCGCGTGCGGTGGCGACGCCACGCGCGTTCAGCTCGGCCGCGATCGCTCGCAGGCTTGCGGCACCGCTCGCCCTGATCTGCTCGATTACCGGACGGACATTGCGCGCGAACCGGTCCGCCGCATCGCGCCCCACCCGTCGTCCTTTCGCACCGGCCGCCGCGAGGTTGGTGGGGTTGCCTAGTTTCGCGCCCTGCGCCTTCTTCGCGGCCAACGCCACCCGCGTGCACTCGCTGACGTTGACCCGACGCTTCAATTCATGTGCCCGCCGATGGCAGTCGTGACAGAGCCAGACCGTCAGATCGTCAGGACAGCCATCGCGGGTGGAATAGAGGTGATGCGCCTCGACACCGTTGAGCTCGCCGCAGCAACCGCAGCGCTTGGGGCCATACGCCATCACACCACCCCGCCGTCTGGCCGTAACATCATGTTGCGCACCGTGGTCGCGTGCCACGTGCCGCCACGTGCCGTCCGCACCCCCCGCTGATTGAGCTCCTCGGCGATCGCCCGGTAGGTCTGGGCCCCGCGCTCCTGTGCCTGGCGGACCAGGGGAAGCACATTCTTGGCGAATGCCTCGCCTTTGGCCCGGCTTACTGCCGCCGCCTTCGCCTGCGCCATTGGCAGGTTGGTCCGGTTGCCCAGCAACGCCCCCTCGGCCTTCTTGCGCGCCAGCGCCGCACGGGTCAGGGCGCTGTGGCTGAGATCGGACGGCTTGCGAACACGCTGATGCGCGTCGTCGTGGCACACAAGACAAAGCCAAATAGTCAGGCTGTCAGGACAGCCCTGCTTGCGCGAGTAAAGGTGATGTATCTGCACCTCTGTCGAGGATCCGCAGCTTGCGCAGCGTTTGGGGCCATATGCCATCACGCCACCTCGGTCCGCAGCAGAATGTTGCGCACGGTGGTGGCGTGCCACTCGCCACCGCGGGCGGTGTGAATGCCGCGGGCGTTCAGGGCGTCGGCAATGGCGTGGTAGCTGGTCGCGCCGGCCGCCCGGATCTGCTGCATGACGGGCACGACATTGGCGGCGAAGCTGGCACCGATGCGGCGGTTGCTTGCGGCGGCCAGCGCGGTGGCGTCGGGCAGGTTGGTGCGGTTGCCCAGCAGCGCGCCCTGCGCCTTCTTGGCCGCGAGCGCGGCACGGGTGCGCTGGCTGATCAGGCGCCGCTCCTTCTCGGCCAACGCGGCGTAGATGTGCAGCATGAACGGATCACAGTCGGCGCCCAGCTCGGCGACGACGAACGGCACGCGCTTTCCCATCAGGCCCGAGATGAACGCCACGTCGCGTGACAGCCGATCGAGCTTCGCCACCACGACCGGGCACTTCGCCTTGCGGGCCTGGGCCAGCGCCGCGGCGAGCTGCGGCCGCCGCTCCAGCGCGTCACAGCCTTTGCCGGTCTCGACCTCCACGAACTCGCTGGTCAGCTCGAGCCCTTCCGCCTCGGCGAAGCGGGCGACGGCCTCGCGCTGGGCTTCGATGCCCAAGCCGGACTTGCCCTGCTGCTGGGTCGAGACCCGGATGTAGCTGACGATCTGGCGCATTGATGGGGTGCCTGTCGGTGAATATGCACTCATCATACGCTCGTATGGTTTATATACAAGCTAATTCGTCCCCGTCTGTTCCACCATGCGTCAGGCTGTGCAGATTTCCTGCGGTGGCTCTTGCAGCGGTCACGAGGCGGCCGGTAACTGGGTGCCCCGTCACTGCGACGGGCGACGATCCATGGACCAATCCAGCGAGCAGTCAGCCGACCGGTCCATGGATCAGGACGAGGGGCGCTGGCTCACCTACCCGGAACTGGCGGCCGTGCGCGGCATCGACAAGCCGTCGGCGATCCGATTGGCCACCCGCAAGAAGTGGCGCCGGCAGCGTGACAATCGCCGCGTGGTCCGCGTGCTGGTGCCGCCCGAGTGGCTGTCGCGACGGTATCAGTCCATGGACCTGCCTATGGAGCAGCAGGACCGGGACATGGACCTGTCCAGCGATCGGACGGACTTCGCCGCTGCACTTGCCGCGGTGGAAGCCGCCCATGCTGGCGAAGTCGGAGCGCTCCATGGAC